TGGAACCCCTCTTCTGAGATCCATCCGTCTACATGCACGTTAATCTTAATTGTCATCTGTATTCTCCACTGGTGTATCGGGTTGTTCTTCGATAAGTCTACCAGATTCGGTATGATAACGCAAGTGGGTAGCAAGTCCAGTCATACCACTGAACCTGTTCTTAACGACACGCACCCTTACGATGTGCCTCTCCGCTGGATCATCCGCTTGCGTATTACGCTCAAGACCCAGAATGATATTACTAAGCTGCCCAATTCCGGCAGTCCCGCGAATATCAGAAAGACTAACAGCAGCACCCTCTTCATGTGACTGACCATTAGGCTGTCTCCTGAGATGTGCAGCCATGATAATGCATACTGAGAGTTCAACCGTTAGTGTCTTAAGCTTCGTTGCAATCTCATCAAGAGCACGGCGTTCATCACCGTTAGACTGATCCGATACTACAATACTGATGTGATCTAGTACAATATATTTGCAATCCAATGCGCGAACAAGATAACGAATAGTACCCAGAATCCTGTCAATACTATTAGATCCAAAGCTGTCATACAGAAAGACACGACCTGATCCAACAGTCGCCTTATATGCGTCATCGAACTCATCCTTAGTATACTCAGCATCGGGTAGATAGATACGCTTATTAGCATGGACTGACATAAGACCAAGGCCAGTATCACGGATGGGTTCTTCTAGGAAGAGGACACCTACATTAGCCTTCGTGTTATTAAGTAGACCATAGACTAACTCTCTGAGGAACTGTGTCTTTCCAACGCCTGTTCCAGCAATGACAGTAACAAGTTCTCCAGTCCTGAGTCCATAGGTATAGTCATTGACACCATTCCACGGGTAGTTAACAGAGTCATACTCAGGCTTTGTTCTGAGTAGATCATAGATGCTTGCCCCGGATACAATGCCATCAGGGGTGAATGGTCCTGCTGTTCTGTGCTGCTCATAGAACTCCTTAACATTACTGTTGACGAGGTAGTCAGAAGAATCCTTATGCTGTGCAAGCTTCATGATCCTTACTTTTTTAGGATCAAAGAGAGATGCTGCCTTAGTCTGTGCCTCCTGCCCTGCCTTGTCATTGTCAAAGGCAAAGACGATACGCTTAAAAGAATTAACCCACTCGTAGTTACGCTTAAGATCTGAGACTGCCGTACTAGCAGAGCACACCGATACGACAGGTTCATTCAGCATCTGATAGGCAGAGAGTGCATCAAGCTCACCCTCTACAATCGTGAGGGTGTTACCACCCTGAGGGAATAGGTTCTGACCAAAGAGTTCTACACCACCCGGAGATCCAGACCAAGGGAAGCCAGCCTTGTCAGGCAACCGAGTCTTAACAGCGACAAGCTTACCATCCTTATAGTAAGGATACATATGCTTACCATCATGCTGGAGTACACGGTACAACTCGACAGTCTTAAGGTTAAGCTTACGGTCTAGGATCGGGGCTAGTTCACCCTTCATCTGTACCGGAGTGTTAGACATATCCGTCATCTCTTCACTTCCTTTGAAGTACTTATTACATGCGAAACAATACTGGTGATCACCGTAGTCGTACAACCCATCACTCGATGTCCCACAGGGGCATGGCAAATGTTTGTTCTTCGATTGGATGGTGGAGTCTCTTCGCATAATCTCTAGCCTCTTTAGCTTTGTCTAGTGTAAGGTATCTTCCTATGTTTATGCACCTGTTATTTACATAGATACAAACTTTGAATCTACCTCTTTGTTTATCCCAAGATACCCCATCAACACCAGTCTTATTGTTAATAGAGACAGATCTATTCCTTGCATTACCTACTGGAGTTACTACCCGTAGATTGCTAAACCTATTGTCCTGTCTTATACGATTGATGTGGTCAACCTGATGCTGTGGTGTAACGCCAAGCATATAGAGAAAAGCAAGACGGTGTGCAGCGTATATCTTACCATAAATATTTATCCTTATATACCCTTTACTTGAAAGAGTACCAGCAACACTACCTTTCTTTGCAGTACCACCTCTATCACAAGTCCAAGTGAATACACCTGTCTCTGGAGCATAGTGAAGAATACTTCTTAAGTCATCCTGCTTCATCATTCGATATCCCACAATGGTATAGTAGGTGTTTCTTCATTCTCTACTTCCTTGTATAGGACTGTCCTCTGTATAACATTCGAGCATTCTTTACATGGTGAGAACTTATAAACACCATCTCTTTTCTCTACCTGAATTTCCCCATCGGGACAATCCTTATTGCAAATGTAGCATCTCATGTTGTTCTTTCCCGATAGGGAAGATTATACAATCTCCCAACACCTGATATAGAAATGCTTACCAAGCTTCTCTACCTCTTCTTTGGGATACCCTACTTCTACAATCCAGTCAAGGATTCTATGCTTATGTTCCTCAGGACATACCTTGGGGAATGCATACCTCCACCCATCGGGAGGATCTACCATGAGTCTCATTCTCTTAACTCCTTTATTATGTACCGGGACCATACAACCCACCGAACGGATCGAAACCTTTTACATCATTGCTGTTGAGTTGGTTAGGAGTTGTCTCCTCAGATGAGTTATCCTCAGGTGTAGTATCAGTAGATGGTGTGTCGTTAGGTACCTCAGGTGAGGAGGTATCCACTGATGGGATATCCTTCTTACCTGTATTACCCTTGATACCGGGGCTCTTCATTGAGAACCCACCACCATTCGATGAGTTACAAGTACTGGCACTCTTAGTGTTAGCCTTCCAACAGGCGGGCCTATCAGCACCAGTACATGCTGCGAGTACAAGCAAGGATGCACTGAGTAGAATAATCTTCTTCATCATTGTTAGTAGTCCTTTAACTGTTGTTGAAAACTGTTGAGATATTCCTTCGTCTTATCGATACCATCAAGGTCAACAAGATCCCCGAGTGATACCTCTAATAGAGATAGTAATAGTTTCCTTCGTCGTTTCTTTACTGCTTTGATAGCTTGTTCATCTGTCATGCCTTCTCCTCTGCGAGTGCTGCGCGGGCGCGGCGTAGGTCGCCAACGGTGATTGCGCCAGTCGTTTTCCTGCTGCCTTGCACACCGCCGTAGGCGAACCATTCTTCTGGGTTCTTGATGTTATAGCCGTCGAACCCATCAGCAGCCTTGCCAAAGGGTTCCAACAGAGCCCGCAGCCGTTCGACATCAAGTCGGTATTCGTTAAGGTCGATGCGGTTCTGTTCAATCTCGGCGGCTTGTGTCACCAGCTTTGCGGATGCCTCTGCAAGTTCTCTAGTCAGGTTTGTGCGGTCCCATGCTTCGCCAGCCATGTTCACAATTTCATACATAACACACCTTTATGTTCATAATTTTACTCATCACGCGCCTCTTGCGGCAGGGGGAGCGTCAGTTCCCGAGTGTGTATTCTGTTCCTGTAGTACACATGTGTGCCAGCCCCCGGCCACGCATTGAGGGCTGCTGCGATGGCGGCATGGGCTTCTACAAGAAGCTCCCGCTGTTTGCCACGGCCAAGCTCCTCATACGGAGGCAGATGCCCTTCCGTCTCCAGCATGACTTTGTACAGGCCCCAATGCTCACGCTGAGTATCCCATGTGGCCCTAGCAGCCGCCTCAACCACCTCGGGCGGTATCTGTTCAGGTTTAATCATTGCCTTCTACCTTAGCATCAACCTGTGGGTGGAGACAGATAGCATTCCACTCTATGATCTCACCAGATTCCTTCTTCTTGTCGAGTGTCTCTGTTACAACCAGTTTATCAGGACACTCGGGTAGTTCCTTGCTATGCAGTTGTAGTTCCCCTTCATTAGTTAGAATAGCTAGGATAAATATCGCTACCTTCATGATCTGTACTCCTCATGTTAAACCAATAGGGTTATCTATAGGTATAGTTCACCCCGTAGGTAAGTAACCTTATTCTATCGATTCTTTCGGAGTTGTAAAGGACAGAATGTAATCTCTAATCTCTATCAGTTCGAAGTAAGGTGATCCCGGTTCTTCTAGAAAGAAGTGGTTCTCCTGATCCATGCAGTACAGGCGGTAGTCGATAGCCTCAATGAGTAGATCCCAGTCTTCTTTAGGCAGGTTGATGAACAGCATCATTATTCTCCATGTGTACAACGTAATAGCGAGTATGCTTTAAACCCTTAACGAAGGGCACTGAGGGGCGTTTGTCTGTAT